GACGGGGTTGGCCGCCGCAATGGCAGAGCCCAGTCCACTACTTGCTGGTGCCGCCGCTGTTATCGCGGGTATAGCCGCGTTGGCCGCGCCGCCCAGCACGCCGGGTATCGCCGAGGTCGCCGTGCGCGCCCCCGTGCCGCCCAACAAACCACCCAGTGCGCCGCCGACTCCTCCCAGCCTGCTCATCAGCCCGCCGAGAGCGCCGATGACTTTGTTGATGCCGTTCTCAATTACTGTCCGGATGAGTGACTTAGCTATCTGCTTGCCCAACTCCTCAAACTTCTCACCCACCTTGCCACCGCTTACGATGATGTCGGCCAGGCCGCGCGACAAATCCGTAACGATGGTGGAGACCTGCCGGGAGATGGCCTGCTGCGTCTTCTTCCAGTCGCTCGCCACGTCGCGGGACAGAATCTTGATCATGTCCGCGCCGCGCTTGGCGGAGCGGGCCTGCTCTGCTCCCGTAAGTACGGCCTCGCCCGGGAGCCCGGGCATGCCAATCGGTGTTGGCAGCTTGCGGATGTCAATAGCGCTGCCGATGTCCGGCGGCATCTCCGCAATTCGCATTTCCTGTAGCGCGGCCGCAGCCGCCCCGGCGGCGCTGCCGTATTTGACCAGCGCGGCCACGCCGTCGTTGAGGCGCTGGGTGTAGTCGGATTGCAGGATCGACAGGCGCTCTTTAAGAACGGCCGTCTTGAAGTCTTCCTCGTAGCTGGATACCACTACCTGCCGGTATTGCTCTATAGCACCCGCAGCAAGCGCCGATGCTTGGGTTAGCGATTGCGTAGCAGCCGTTGCCGCGCCCGTTACTTGCCCCTTTGCGCTTAGGCTCTTAGCGATCTCCAGCAGCTTGGCGTTAAACTCTTCGAGCCCAATTGCGCCAGACCGATACTGCTTTTCCAGTTCCGCAACCGCTGGAGTCTTTCCGCGCAACTTCTTGAGCAACATTTCGGTCGTGTTGGACAAGTTCAGGCTGGACCGGTTCAGCGATTCCTGCGCGTCGTACCACTGATACCCTGCATATGCCAGAGCCGCCAAGCTGGCGACGGCCACGGTGGCAGCCGCTGAAAATACGCCGATGGCAACAGCCGCCGCCTGCGTGCCGGCCGTGACGCCAGCCATGGCCAGCACCTGCGTATTGAGCGCCGCGCCGAACGCACCCAGGACGCCGATGATAGCGGCAATGGCGACTTTGAGCTTTATAATGCCCTGGATGATCGCGGCAATCTTTTCGGCCATTGTGCCGAGCACTAAGATGGCGACCGGCAGCGCAGCAGCAAATGCGGCCAACTCAATTACGGTTGTCTTTGTGCTTTCCGACAGGCTGTTGAATGAATCGGCCAGCGCCTTCGCGCGTTCAACGCCTGGGTTAAGAAACTCGTCGATGACCTTTTGCCCGACTGGCAGCAATGCCTTGCCGAACTCGGCCGCCGTCTGCGTGGCCGCGTCGCGGAGGTTCTCAAGCGAGTTCTTAAACGTGCCGCCCGCCCGGTCGCCTTTGGCCAGTTCGTCGACGATGATGCGTATAAATTGTTGCGACGAGATGCCCAGTTTTTCAAATGTCTCAGCCGGATTGCCCAACGCCGCCGGACCGAACTTTTCCTTGATGATTGCGGCGATCTGCGGGATACGCTCGATGATCGGGTCTAGGTTTTCCTTTGTGACCTTGCCGACCGCGCCCAGCTGCGACAGCTGCCGGATGACTTCCGAGAAGTCTTCGCGGCCGCCGCCGACAACGGCCAGCGCGTTGCCCAACTCGCTCATGATGCGGCGCGAGTCCGCGGCACTATTGCCCAGCGTCTGAAGTCTGATTGAGCCCTTGACGGCCTCCTCCAGCCCCAAGCCGGGTAGCTTGGCGACTTCCTTCAGTCGCTGCATCTCATCAGCCGCCGCACTGGTCGACTTCATGGTGGCCGACAGGCCCTTGGACAGCGTCTCCATGTCCGACGCGGCCTTGAGTGCCGCGGCACCAGCCAGCGCCAGCGGTGCCGAGATTCCAATCGACAACGCCTGCCCGGCCTGCGCCACGTCCGCACCGAAGCGCTTGATCTTATTCAGACTGGCATTGACCTTCTTGTCGAAGTCGTCAGTGCTGGCCCCGATGCGGACAATCAGGTTGCTGAGAACCGGCACTAGCGGCGACCTCGCGCCTTAGCAGCCGCTTCCTTCGACGCCCGCTCTTGCTCCTGGTGTTTCATGTCCAGATACGCTCCCCATTCGGAAAACTCGCTCGATGACATCGTCGCCAGCAAATGCCCAACTGTCATGTGTAGATGCTCGGCGAGCGCAAATGCAAACTTACGCTCGCCGGTTAGTTTTTTGCCGCTTCTGCCGCCGCGTTCTCGGTCAGGCCGGAGATGCGGCAGATTTCCGTTACGACGCGGTCGATGACGCAGCCAGACATACCCAGCAGCGCGTCCTGGTGAGCCTGCTCGAAGACAGGCTTGCCCGTGTCTGGGTCAAACGCCGATGCGATCAGCACCCGCACCATGGCCAGCGCCGGGGTTTTCTTGGCGTCTTCGCCAAACCGGATGCGTTGGCCGGTGTCCATCTCGGTAATTCCAACTTTCGCGTCCCACTCGGGCACGTCGATCACTTCCGTCTTGAGTTGCACCGCTAAGATGCGGTCGGCAAGGGTCTTCATGTTAATAGTCTACGATTCCGATGGTCGAGAAAGATACGTTCTCACGGATGATCTCGTTCTCGCCGACGCTGATGCCGACCGACGATTGCGAGGCGCCAAAGCGCCAACGGACAGTGTTGCTAAAGTCGGCGTACAGGTCGATCACGTAGTAGCTGGCCGAGTTCGTCACAAAGTACGCGTCGTCGTAAAACCGGCCAAACGTACAAGTGCCCTCGCGCTGCACCACGGCCCGCGACTTCCAAGCGTCGCCGAATACCTGGACCTCTTCAAGAGTAGGGGTGATATCGAGTGTCCAGTCGGTGCCCTGCGCGGCTTTTGACAACGTCAGGAACGAGCCGGTTACCGTGATCGCGCCAGCGGGCGTGTAGCTCGGGAAAACAATCTTTCCATTGCCCCAAGCGACCTGATACAACGCCGGAGAAACCGTCGTAACGCCGTCAAGGACAGTCAGCGAGGCGTTGGGATTAATCGCCCGGCGGGCGGCCAGCGTGATCTGGTAGACGCCGCCGCCCAATGCGGTCGTCGCCTGTCCGGTCATGCTGGTGCCCGCCCCGGTGGCGAGGTAGATGTCTGCGTTGCGGCCTGCGAGAACTGCCATATGGCCTCCTAGGTTTAGGTGTACGTCAGTGCGCCGCTGCCGGTCAACGTGTAGCTGGCGGTCACCAGCCCGTTCTCGGAAGCATTCAGGCTGCCTTGAACAAAGCAGGTGCCGCTGTAGTAATTCGTGCCGTTGATGTAGAACCGCGCACTAACGCTCGTGCCGCCCAAAAACGCCGTGTTGAGCGCGACGTGGCCGTTCGTGTCGGCGTTGTCGAAGCGCCCGCTCGCCGTGCCGCTAAACTCACGGATGGTCGCCGTCCGCTCCTTCCACGTGTCGCCGAACGACTGCGTTTCTTCGAGCCCGGTGGACACGTCGAGTGTCCACGTGTCGATCTCAAGCACGGTGTTAGTGCTCAGTCGGAAACTGCCTGCGTTGCCAGCCAGAATTGCCATAAGTGCTCCTTAGAGGTCGTGAATAATGTCGAACTCCACGATCGTTGCGTAAAGTTTCTTGTCAGTTTCGAGCGCGTCCTCGTACTCGTTTCTGCGCCCGTTGAGATGCGTACTACGAACTGTGAGGCCGCTGGCTGAGCCGATGGCCGCCTCTTGGCCCATGATGGCGGTGTAGACGATGTCGGCGAGGTCGTCGCTCGCCTTGCCATTGCCCTGCGCCATGCAGTAAAAATTCACCGGCCGGCGCGTTGCGGTTGGATTCGCGCCGATGGAATGAAACTGCTGGTCGTCGATCATTTCAATGACGACGCACGGGTACTTGGTCGCGCGGCCTTGGTCGGCGTGCGCGTCGTACACCCGCGTGCCCACCAGCGCCGTCACTGGCGCTTGCGTCTGCAGGTACTTATACAGCGCCTGGTAGAGCCTCATGCGGCCCTCGTGATGGCTTCAAACGCGGCCTTAGCGCGGGCCTCGATGAGCCGCTTGATCTGCAGGCGCTTGGCCTTGATGGAGTCGCGAAAGAAAAACGCGGGGCGTGCGCCCGGATGCTGGATCTTGGTCCGCACTTGGTCGCCAAGCCGCTTGAGCCAGCTAAACGCCGCGCCGCGGATCCGCATTTTCTTGCCCTGAATCGTATGCGCTCTGGTGCCGAACTCAACCATGTAGGCGTGCGGCGCTTTGCCCTTCAGCGTGAAGGTGTATGCCTGAAGGAAATTCTTATGCTTGCGCCCCTTGCCCGACTGGACCGACTCACGCAGGCCGCCCGGCTGAATCATGCGCCCGCGATAATGCGTCGCGTATGGCGCAATCGGCGCTCGGCGCTCCACTTCGTCCTCAAGCATTCGCGCACCCTGCAGAATGGCGTCCTGCAGCGCTGGCCCTTCGGCTGTGGCCATCAGCTTGTTGAACCGCTGCGTCAGTTCGTCAAGGCCCTCGACTTTGATGTTGCGCGCCCCTGCCATTAGATCAGCACCTCCAGCGCCTGCGTCACGAGCATTTCGTTGCGCTCGTCCGGGTTCAAGATAGTGCGGATGTTGAAGTACCGCGTCTTCCCGGTCTTCTGGTCAACGTACTTAACCCGCATCTCTGGCTTAAGATCTTCGATGTAGCGTAGCCGAATGGTATGCGTAAGGTCGGCCATAACCTGCCGGGCAGCAAAAAACTCGCGCCCGTTGCCGGTCTCGATACTGGCCCAGGTCGTCGCGTACTCCGTCCATGTGTCGGTGCGGTCGCCGTTGGAGTCCACTGCGATGGTCGGCTCTTGAATGATGATTAGATGTCGGAGGCTTCCTGCTTTCATAGCCACACCCGAAACGGCGCGATCAACGCCGACACAGCGAAAGGCAACTCGCGCTCATCAACCGCGGACGTGGTGCCGATGATGACGGCCTCGCGGTGTTCGTAGAAGTGCGCCGCCAACATACGGATGGCCTGGCGCAGCTGGTGCGGTACCTGCGTTGCCAGACCGTACCCACATGTAAACTGCACTTCGATTGGGTCCGTGTTGCGGAGCGTGTCGGTAGGCCAATCCTTCTGATACTCCAGAACGATGGCTCCCGGCGTCCGCGCCGTCGATACGCCGTACTCGGTCGCCGCAAAGGTGCGCTGTACGCCAGTCGAGTCGGTGTACTTGATGTGCGCGACCGAAACCAGCGGCGAGTAGGGAAGCTGGATAACGCCGCTGCCCGGGAAGCAGTCGAGGAACAAGTTCCAGGTCTGCGTCAGACAGCGGCGGTTAGTGATCGTCTCGATATGGTCGGTCGCCGCGAATAGGTACGGCTCCAGCTGCTCTAGCGGCTGGCCCAGGGCGCGAGAGTGCGCTTCGAGGTCAGCCGCTTCAAGCGGGTACCCGGTCGGGCCGGTCACTAGCTGGAGGCGTAGGTCCATGCGTTAGGCGATTTCAGTTGCGGTGGCAGAGCCGCCAAAGCGCGGGCCGGCCAAAGCGATGGCGATGCCGCCCAGAACGGGCGAATCGACAACCTCGACGCATTTGAGCCGGACGCAAGGGTAGCCGCTGGCGACCAGCTCCTCGACGTTGACCTGGATTGCGTAAATCTGACTGCTGCCAGCGGTCGTGGTAAAACCGGTCGATGTGCGCGCCGTCATGGCCCCCTGAATGTCGGTCGAGGTGATGGACTTGCTCAAAAAGCCTACGGCACTGGTGTTGGTCGGCACAAAATCGTCGCACGCTTCCACAGTGATGGTGCTCGTGCCGGTCGTGCCGACGCCCTTGTAGACGAGAAAGATGGCGCTTTCATGATTTTCAAGGCTAACCACATCCGAGTAAACCGTGCCCGCGAAGGCGTCGGCCACCGGATCGAGTCCCTTGATGAAGTGCAAATTGTTCAATAGTTCATAGCGAGGCATTATGGGTCTCCTTAGTGCGGGCGACTTACGCCGCCCGCTCCGGTGTTATTGGTTAGGCGCGGGCCGCCGTCGTCACGAAGGGCGACAGGGTGTTGCTGCCTTTGAACGGGGTGATCGGTTGCTTGACGGACGATTGTCCGTTCGCGTCGAACGACCACTTGAACGTCATTTCGTCGAAAATGAACCGCACATGCATGGACTGCGCGGCGCGGAGGCCGCCCTGCGTAATCATGACGTACTTGCTCATGTTGGCAAGCACGATGTCGCCAGCGTCGCCCAGCGTTTCGGCTTGCTCCACAACAATCACGGGAAAGCCAAAGAAGGTGCCGTACTGCATGCTTCCCACTGCGCTGTTGTTCGGCAGGAACACCGGCTGCGTCCCTACGGTCAGCAGCGGGAATTGGCCGATAGTGTCCGGGTTGCAGAACCATGCAATGCGGTCGCCCGGATCGCGCAGGAGGCGCGACAGCATGGAGGTAGCGTTTTCGATGACGAAGGTATCTGCGGCCTGCCCGGTCTTTTTGGCCACCTCGACCAAAAGCCGAGAGCCGTAGTTCTGCACGCTGAAGCCAAGCGGCATCCCAGCGCCATTGCCGCGCCAGATGGCGTCATCCAACTTGAAGGCAATCTCGGAGGCGAAGGCATTCTCCAGCACCGCGCCCATGGCCGGTGCGTTGCGGAGCAAGCGCTCGGTGGCGTAGTGCAGGCACTTCAACGATTCCAGCCGCAGTTCATGCCGCGACAGCTTCGGCTTGCTGGCCGTTGGCGCGTCGGCCTCGCCGGTCCAGTAGGCCTGGACGCCACCCCAGCGCGAGCCATTGGCGCGGCTGGTCTCGTCGATGTAGGGCAGGTCGATGGAGTCGGAACCCTCGCCCATCGGGATCTCGTTCACAAGCGGAAAAATGCGCGCCGTTTCGCGGGCCCGCTGCAACAGCACGTCGGAAAACGCCGTCGCGATGGCAAAGCCGCCGTCGGCCGGAATGCTGGCCGAGGAACCGGTGGCGGTCAGCGTCTCAAAGAGGCGCTTGTCTACTTTGCCGCCAAGGCCCTGGAACGATCCGGCGGGCGACTGAGCAAACGCAATGGCCTGCAGGTTCTCGCCGAAGCTGGCCCACGGCCGCTTCGCTTCGTTGTCGCTGGTCACGCGGGCCGGTTCGCGCGTCACGTTCTGCTTGGCGCGGGCTTCAAGCGCTTCGACCGCCGCCAACTGCTCGCGGACGGACTTCAGTTCGGCCTCTTTGGCGTCCAGGGCGGCGAGATGCGCGACCGGGTCGGCGGCGGCCGCAGAGGCCGCCAGGATCGCGCTGTACTCAGTTTCCAGCGCGGAGACGGAGGAGAGTAGTTCTCGTTTCGTCATGTGTGCTCCTTATCTGCCCAACACCCGCCAGCGCCGCTCGCGCAGCGCCAGCTCGTGCCGGGCGTGGTTTTCAGCCGCGCTGGGCGCGGACGAAATTCGTTTGGCCGCCGAAAGGCTGGCCGACAAAAACTTGGCTCCGGGGTCGGCCCCGATAGGCACAATGGAGATCTCAAACGGTCTCCACTTGCTCGCCAGCAGGTGTGGCCGCTTGACCGTCGAATCCGGCGCTTGGGTCATTTCAACAATCTGCACGCCCATAGAAACACTGGTCAGGATGCCGTCTTCGATGTCCTGCCACACCGGTGCAACGTCTTCCCGGTCGCTGAACCGCAGCGTCGCTTCGTAGCCGCGACGGGTGCGGCGCGGGCTCTCCACGACGCCGAGGACATACTCGACTTCCTCTTGCTGGTGGCCGTCGAGGACGGGCTTGCCCGCCAGCTGCGTCAGATCGCCGCCGTCCATGGCAAACGACAGGTCGTAGACGTCTCCGGACCACATATCGACCCGCTCCACTTTCGCGCCGCTATAGAACAGCACGTCACGCTTGCGCTTGCCCGGGAGCTCGACCTTATCGCCTTCGTCCGGCATTTGTAGCGACTCGGTCGGCCGCAGCGACGACAGCAGCGATTGCGGCGCCTGCAGCAGTAGCTGTTGCGCTTGCTCTATGTTCATTGCGCACCCCCTTGGAATGCCCCGGCCTGCGCGACTGGCACCATGGCGCCCTGCACCAGATACAGCTCGCCGCCGTCGTATGGGTTCATGTTCTCTTTGCTGCGGATCTCGTTCGCATTCAATGCGCCGATGTTTCGCATGGCCGAATAATAGCTGGCGCGGCTGGCCGCGTCGCCGCGAAGCAAGGCGTCCATGTTGAACTCGGCGTAGTAATTTGTCGCCTCTCGCGGCCCAAACAACTGCAGGTTGATGCGCTTCTCGATGCGGGTCAGCCAAGGCCGGATCGTGTGCGTCGCAAAGTCGATGCCCTGATGCTCAATGTTGTTATTCGTCGAACGCGTCAAATCCTGGATCATGTGCGGCGGCACACGGAAAATTGAGCAGATGTCGGCCTTCTGATACTGGCGCAACTCCAGAAACTGCATGTCCCGGTGGTTGATGGCGACAGTCCTGATTTCCGCGCCCTGCTCCAGAACGCCGATCTTTCCGGCGTTGCGAACGCCTCCGTAATTCTCCATCAGCCAAGTCTGCAAATTCTTCCGCGCCTCGTTGCTCAACGCTTGCGGCACGGTCATGTAGGCGGGCGGCGTGGCGTTGTTGCGGAAGAAGTTGGCGCCGTACCCTTCGGCGTCTTGCGTCATACCCAACGCCTGCGCCATGTAGCCAACGGGCGAGTAGCCGGTCAGGCTGTCTTCACCGTCATATCCCAGGCCTGGAATGTGCAGAATGTCCGAGGCCGTGAACATGCTTTGCCCGTACTGGTAGACCATGACGCCGGTTTCCGGGTCGCGGAACACGCGCATGGACGACGGCGACAGCGGCGTCAACTGCGTCACGTCGCCGCGCTGGTTGGTCTGGATCCGCGCGTAAAAGTTGCCCGACAGGCACAGGCACTTCGCCGCCAGCTCCCAAAACTCAAACGCCGTCATGTCCGCATTCGGCGAGTCATGCAGCAGATAATAGAGCGGATGGTTGCGATCCAACTCGCGGCCATCTCGGCCACGCCGGTAAATCCCCAGCGGCAGGCTGCCGATGGTCTCGGCAATCACGCGCACGCAGGCCCAGACCGCAGTGATACGCATGGCCGACTCGCTCGACACGTAGTACTTGCTTCCAGACACAGGCCGATACCAGAAGTCGTTATCTGGTGGCGGCGTTGCGCCGAGCTTGACCATGAGCTTGCCGAAAAGGTTCATCCGGTATCACAATCCCTACTGCATCGTGCTACCACGGTATCACGAATTTTGCTTGGCGTGCTACCAGCCCAACGTGACCGGCACCATGTCCTCGTACACCGAACGCTCCTTCGGCTTCGCACTGGTGCTAATACCGGTCGCCATGACGCACGCAATCACTAGATCGTTGCGGGTCGTCTCGCGATGGCGGTCTGGGTGGACCGGTTTGATGTTGCCTGCCGGGTCGCTAGCGATCTCGCAGCATTCGATGTTCCAGCGCAGCACGGGCGAGCCGTCGTGAACTAGCTGCCGCTCGTGGACTAGCTGCTCAAAGCGCTTCGCGGCTGGCGACATCGACACGTAGCCCTGGCCGAACTCCACCACGGGTATACCCGCGTCCTGCAGCTGCTGCGCCGTATCGCGCGCGCCGTAGCGGTCGTAGGCGATGGCCTGGATGTTGTACTGCTCGGCCAGCTTCGTGATATGCGCGACCACGTACCGCCAGTCCACGGTGTTGCCGGGCATGGTCTCGATGTGACCGCCCTGCGCCCACTGGACATACGGCACGCCGTCGGTTGCCGTTTTCTCAGCCAACATCTTCGACGGCAGGTATGCCCAGGCCCGGTAATAGACCTTGCCCTCATATGGCCAGCACAGCGCAAACGCGGTCAGGTCGCGCACCGCGGCAAGGTCCAGCCCGCCGTAGCACGGCACGCCGGCCAGATCCGGGAACTCGTCCATGCACTGGTCCCAGTCGCGCAGCGGTATCCATGTAGTCGTGGCGCTGGTCCACTGATTCAGGTAGAGCCGCCGAAACGTGTTCTGCTTCTCGGGCCGGGCCAGCGCCTGCCGAAACTCCTCTTCGTAGTCGCGGATGTCGTGCAGCACGCCGAGCGTCGGCAGCGCCAGCGGCCACAGGCTCTGGTCGGTCCAGTCGGCGTCAATCGGCACCTCGTAGATCAGTGGGAAGTAGCTCTCGTCCTGGATCTCGCCCGACGCCACGCGCCTAGCGTATTGGTACTCGCGGTAGCAGATAGATTCCTGATTGCTGCCCGCCGTCGTGATGGTCACCCACAGCGGGTTGCGACGGCTTTTGCTTCCGGTCGTCAGCGCGTCGTAAAGCTCCTGCTCGGCAATGCCCCAGGCGTGGAGTTCGTCGAACACCACCAGCGAGGGGTTGTAGCCGTGCTTCCCGGCGCCGTCACTGCTTAGGGCGCGGATGATTGAACCGGACTCGTTGTGCCGGATCAGCTTGCGCGACTCGGTGATCGTCACCAGCGGAAGCAGGTCCTCCGATGCGCGGATCATGTCGGCGACGGCGTCGAAACAGATGCTCGCCTGGTCGCGGTCTTTGGCCGCCATGT